TTTAAATGTTGAAAATGGAGAAGTTCCTTTAAATAGGAAAGCATTTTCAAAGGCATTACAAGAGGCATTAAATAAAACAACAAAACAACTATAATATGAAACAACTATTTTTCGACGAAACAGGTAAAATCTCTATGAAGAGACTTTGCGGATTATTATGTACCGTAGCTTTATGTGCTACAATGTATCACAACTCATTCTCAGAAGCTCATATTGCTCCTTCACCTGTTTTGGTTGATAGTGTAGCGTTATTAGCTTTTGGATGTTTAGGATTATCTTCAGTTGATAAGATCTGGGGTAATAAGAGTAAAAAAGAAAAAACGGAGGGGTAATGAAATCTACGTTACTAGTTTTACTATTATCATTAACCGCAACTTGTTCTTTTGTTTTTAGTTATTTCGGAGGATTAGCTATGGACAATAGTGAGCAATATTTAGCGGTAGTGGCGGTGGCTTTTATGGATGGGTTTTTTGGTATAGTTGCTGGTATAAAAAAAGAAGGTTTTAAAACCTATAAAGCATTAAAAGTATTAAAAACAACATTTACTTGGTTAGTAATATTAACAGTAATATTAATGGTTGAAATTGGATTTCCAGGTACATCTTGGCTCTCTGAAACTATTATAATGCCATTTATAATATTTCAAATAATTAGTGCTTTAAAAAATGCTTCCAAAGCAGGTTTTATTAAGTATTCCTTATTAAATACTATTTTAGAAAAAATTGATAAACATAAAGATAAATAAATATGCTATTAAAAAAAGGTGACAATAATGAATTTGTAAAAAAATTACAAATTAGGTTAGGTGTAGAAGCAGTTGGAACTTTTGGTCCTAAAACAGAGGAAGCTGTTAAAAAATATCAAGCCGCTAATGGTTTAGCTGCTGATGGAATTGTTGGAGATGGTACTTGGAATAAATTATTCCCAACAACTCCTCAACCCACTTCAACAGCAGCACCTGCTCCTACTACTATTCTAGTTTCTTCATTTAAATTAGATAAATTAAAAGGACACATTCCAGACTCAGTAATTGCTGCTATTCCAGATACTGCTGCTAAATTTAATATTACAAACGTATTAAGATTAGCTCATTTCTTAGCACAAGCAGGACATGAATCAGGTCAATTTAAAGCCACTTCAGAAAACTTAAATTATTCATCAAAAGGTTTATTAGGTATCTTTCCAAGATATTTTAATACCGCTACTGCTGAACAATATGCTCGTAAACCTGAAATGATTGCCTCTAAAGTTTATGGAGGTAGAATGGGTAATGGAGCTGAAGTTACTAAAGATGGATATAAATTTAGAGGTAGAGGATATATTCAATTAACTGGTAAAGATAATTATACTCAATTTGATAAAACAGTTCCTGAGGATATTTTAGCTAATCCTGATTTAGTGGCAACTAAATATGCTTTAATGTCTGCTGCTTGGTTTTTTGATAAAAATAAACTATGGGGTATTTGTGATAAGGGAGCTGACCAAGCTACAGTAACAGCTGTTACAAAAAGAGTAAATGGTGGAACTATTGGTTTACCTGATCGTATTAAACATTTTAACGAATATTATAATTTATTAAAATAATGAGCGAGTTTCAATTAAAAGAAAAACAAGGGTATATTTACGTTGGTGAATATTTTCATAAATTTGGAGGTAATGTACCTACAGAAAAGAAATTAGGTAAAATAGATGACCTATTAAAAATCCCTCAAATCGATGACTACGCATTCAGTTTAGATTTTACTGCCGCTGATATCTATCTTGTTGAAGATGTTGATATGATTTATACGGCTTTAACTGTATTGTTAAGTCATGATAATATTAAAGAAGATTGGTTTACAGATGGTGATGGTGATTTAAAAGAAAGAGTAGCTAATTTTATGAAAGCTTTAGGTTATGGAGAGATTGCTGATGTAGATGGTGATGGTATTCCTGATCATCTAGATGACCATATTGGTTAAAATCAACACCTCCCATGAACTACATAAGGTCGTTTAATATAGGCGCTATATAAAAGTGTATGGTGCCTATATGTATCGGGGTATGAATGTTGATAAAATATTTAACTTGTTTAATGGAGATGAACCCGATTCGTTAAGGGAAAAAGCTCAACAAGTAGATACTTTATTAGATTATAAAAACCATCCTTTATTCTGGGTTGGTATGTTTAAAAAATTAGTTCAAAATCATCAAACATTTAATGACCAATTACTTAAATTTTTTGATAAATTAGATGAGGGTTTAAGTACAGCAGATATAGATAAAGCAGGTGAATTTATAGTATTTAATAGAGCATGGGACTATATTCAAAAAGTAGATCCAGATAACTTGGTTACTCAAGAGGCTTTATTTAGATTCGCAGATATACATCTTAGGGTTGCCTTAGAATTGTCAATAAATTATTTCCAAGAACACGAGGAATATGAAAAGTGTTCACATCTCAAAAAGAATTTAGAATTTGTAAAACTTCTCTTAACTTAAGCTTGGAGTGTCTTACTTCCAATATTATATTCCAATCACGGGAAAAGGAAAAAAGAGAATAAAATATGAAAAATAGAGAAATTATAATGAGACGGTTAGAAAGAACCGAGGGTGAAATAGAGAAAATCCATTTCTTCCTAAATCGTGGAGGTTCAAGAGAACAAGTTGAGGAAGTGTTAATTACGATGCGTGAAGCTATTAGTGATGCTAAAGCATTCATCCAACAAGAACCTCAAAGTCAAGGAGATATTAATCCATATTAATTATGAATTTAACAGCAGAACAAGTCCAACAAAATTGGATGAAGATGATGGGCTTTATTGAGGACCATATTTCATCTCCTCGTAAAGAAAAATTAATTGAATTTTATGAAAAGTATAGTGAGCGTTTAATATTAATGCCTGCTGCTCATAAAAAAGAATATCATAATGCGTTTCCGGGAGGTTATGTAGAACACGTTAATAGAGTTATTACTTGTGCTCTTCATCTTCATGATTTATGGGCTCAAATGGGTGCTGATGTTTCAACTTATACTAAAGAGGAATTAGTATTTTCTGCTTTAAATCATGATTTAGGTAAAATGGGAGATGAGGAAAATGAATCTTATATCCCTCAAACTGATAATTGGAGACGTGAAAAATTAGGTGAGGATTATATGTTTAACACTAAAGTTCCATTTGCTTCTGTCCCTGATAGAGGATTATTTTTACTTCAATCTCATGGTATCCAGTATACATTTAATGAAATGATTACTATTCAAACACATGATGGTTTATATGATGAGGCAAATAAAAAATATTTACTTACTTATATGCCAGAACAAAAACCACGTACAGCATTACCTTTTATTATACACCAGGCAGATTTAATGGCTGCTCGTATTGAGTTTGAAAGGGAATGGTTACCTAAATTACAGGGTAACGTGGAGACCCAGAAGAAATCATTTACATTGGGTAATAATAAATCAGCACCAGTAACTTCAGCCGCTAAATCTAAAGCATTAGGTAGCGTAAAAAGTGAGGGACTAAAAAACTTATTAGCCAACTTATGATATTAACAATTGTATTACTTTCAATATTGGTCGTGACTCTTGGATTTACGACCTTTAACCTCTTACGTAAGAACGAAAAACAAGAGGACATTTTAGCAGGTTATATGACCTATTTAAACAAAATCTCAGATACTATTGAATTAGCAGAAAAGAAAATGATTGAAGTAGATGCTAAAGGTAGTTTTAAATCCGATGATGAAGTAGGATTTTTCTTTGAACAAATTAAAACTATTCAAACAGCATTAAATTCATTTGTTGTTAAGAATATTGTAAAATAATGGAAGAGGTAGTAGTAAAAAAGAAAAAGAAGGGTGTTCAATACTTTACTCAAGACACAGAAGATGCTATTGTATTATATAATAACACAACTGATTTTGAGGTAAAAAGTAGAATCTATCAAGATAGAATTCATTACGCCTTTTTTAAACTTACCGAAAACATTATTCATACCTTTAAGTTTTATTATACTGAGGTAGATAATATTGAAGATTTACAACACGAGGTAATTACTTTTTTACTATCTAAAATCCATCTATTTAATCCAGAAAGAGGGGCTAAAGCATATTCTTACTTCGGAACTATTGCTAAACGATATCTTATTTTATCAAATCAAAAGAATTATAAAAAACGTATTGATACTATTGGTTTAGATGCTATTGAAGAAGATGAAGAACATTCATACAGCATCGATGATTCGTCGCACGATGAGCGTTTATCAATGTATATAGACATTTACACGGAGCACGTCACTAAACACATTTATACTTTATTTCCTAAAGAATATGACGCTCGAATTGCGGATGCTATTTTAGAATTATTTCGCAAAAGAGAACATTTAGATATATTTAATAAAAAAGCTCTTTACATTTATATCCGTGAAATTATAGATGTTAAAACTCCTAAAATTACCAAGATAGCAAATCAACTCTACGACATTTTTAAGGAAGGTTATATATTTTATTTGGAACATGGATATACAAGTTTTTAAGTTTCATATTTATAAGAAACTAAATGTATATTTATGTCACAATTTGATAATATAATTTTTAAAAATAAAAAATTTTCGGATGTTTTAGAAGAAATCTATAACAACCAAAAGAAAAAAGACCAACAGGTTACTGCTTTAATTTCTGAGTTAAAACCATTAATTTCTGATATTGGGGATGCTACTTTGGTAGTTCCTTTAATTAAAGAATATATGGAAATTAGTGTAAAAAATGATGATATTTTAATTAAGATGGCTGCTTTAGCTCAACGTGCTATGGCAACAGTAACATCAGACGGTGCTTTAACTATTTCCGATGAGGAAAAAGAGCAGTTATTATCTGCTATGAACGAATTAAAAGGAGGTAAATAATGGCTTACGGGTTTGGAGCTTTAAATAAAAATCTTAACACAAAAAATAATTTTAGTGTTAATAATGCTCTTAAACAAGAAAATATAATTAGTACCGGAAGGGTAATTAATGTTATTTTAGATGGAGATGATGCTAGTGCTATTGGTAATATTGAATTTATTGATTATAAATCAACTCCAGGTGATGTTTCAACATCTTCTACATCAAATAATAGATTAACAGCAAAACCTTTATTCCCAAATGTAAAAAATTATCCACTAGTAAATGAATTAGTAGTAATAGTAAGACAACCAGACATTGGAATTAAAGCAACAACAGCAAGTAAATCTATATACTATTTAAATGCTTTAAGTCTTTGGAATCACCCTCACCATAATGCTCTTCCATATGCTGAAGGTAATTTAAGTCAAACCCAACAAAAAAGTTATTTACAAACGGCATTAGGAAGTTCAAGAGTAGTAACAGATCAATCAACCGAAATTTATTTTGGAGAAACCTTTAAAGAAAGAGATACTATTAATCCTTTATTGCCTTTTGAAGGGGATGTAATTTACGAAGGTAGATGGGGAAATAGTGTTAGATTTGGTTCTACAGTTAAAAATAGACCCAATAATTGGTCATCAACAGGTACTGATGGTGATCCTATAATGATTATAAGAAACGGTCAAG